TTATATATTGATCCTTATTTTGTTGGCGGGCACTTTATCAAAAATGTTTTTTTGATATTACACAAGTTCATCCCGCAGAACCTCGCCAAACACTTAAATCTTTCACATAAAGAACAAGCCGCCCTCAGGCGGCTCATTATCAAACTAAATCTGTAATTGGTTTAAAATAATCCACCTAGTACTTTTGGTTCCCAATTCATGATTACCAACTCTCCACTAATTTCGGCTTTCCCCTGCCGCTGGTTCGCCGTGCTGTAACGGATGTCCACCGTTTCAAAGTGAAACCCCTCAAATACCCGCCGGATATCAGGGTGATCGTTGATGCACACCATCACCTTGCCTTTGCAACGTCGCATGAACTCGGCCATCCGCTCGTAGTTTTCGAAGGGGAAATCTACGCCATAGCCTGCGGTCTGCCAGTAAGGCGGGTCCATGTAATGGAAGGTATGCGGCCGGTCGTAACGTTCGGCGCATTCAAGCCACCCCAGATTCTCGACGTAGGTACCAGACAGCCGCTGCCAAGCTGCAGACAGGTTCTCCTCGATCCGCAGCAGGTTAATAGCCGGCCCTGTGGTCGCGGTCCCGAACGTTTGCCCGCTGACCTTCCCCGCAAAAGCATGGTGCTGTAGGTAGAAAAACCGCGCCGCCCGCTGGATGTCAGTGAGCGTCTCTGGCCTGGTCATCTTTTGCCATTCAAATACCTGACGTGAGCTGAGCGCCCACTTGAACTGGCGCACGAACTCTTCCAGGTGGTTCTGCACGACACGATACAGCGTCACCAGGTCGCCGTTAATGTCGTTGAGAACTTCAACCGGCGCAGCCTGTGGACGCATGAAGTAAAGCGCGGCGCCGCCAGCAAAGACCTCGACATAGCATTCATGGGGCGGAAACAGTGGAATTAGACGATCTGCCAGGCGGCGCTTGCCGCCCATCCACGGGATAATAGGTGTGCTCATAAGTGATCCTTGTTTTGGAAATTGGATTCGCTTAGGCTTCGCACCCCCTGCGCAGTGGGGCGAGGCCTTGGTTGGAGCACTCGGCGTGTTCGAGTGATTCAGCGTCGAACCGGTGTTGACGCACCGGTTCGTCGCCTCGTTTACTGCGCAGGGGGTTTTAAGCCCCTACGGGAATTTCATAAGGTTTGAAGCGCACGACCTCCTCCCCAAGCCAGTCATTCACCTGCGCCATACGCGCCTGAATCGGCTCCAGTTCATTAGCCGCGTAAATCTGCGCCGCCTCCCTGATCGACCCAAACCCGCCTGCGTTTTGCGGCACGATGCCCATCAACTGCGGCGGGATACGTAAGCTGGCCAGGACGTCGTCGCGGGTCTGATTTTTGATCGAGTTGAATTCGTCTTTGGCCGTCACTTCACTGACAGGAATGATCTGCAGCCCGTCTTTTTTGCCGTTCGGCGAATACACAAACAGGTTGCGGAAGTTGCCAGGCCCCTTGGAGTCCTTCAGCGCCTTGCGTAGGGAGTCGACGTCCGCTTCGTTCTGCGCGGCGTCGGTCATGTAAAGAATGAAACCGGCATGACTGCCGTTCTCGTAATACTTGCGACGGAAAAGCGTGGCTGACTCATTCAGCAATGCCGACTGCAGGGCGCTGATCCACTCGGGCAGGCCGTAGACTTCCTGATGCAGATCCGCCTCCCGCAGATGGAAAACGGTGCCTGGCTCAAATTCATGCTCTTGCTTCCAGCCCTGGACCATGAACTGCCGGCCGTCCTTGCCCTGGCGCATGTACTTCGCCAGGGGTGGAACCAGCTCGCGCACCGGACCAAGCATTGAGCGCCGGGCCTCCAGATAACCGTTTCCAAGGCACAGGAAGTCCAGAGCGAACTGTTCGAACGCCGCGCGCGATAGCAGCCGATGCGGGATGAAGGTCTTGCTCAACAGGTTGCGCTTGAACATTAAGCCCGAGTGCAGATGCACGCTGGAGCCCACCGACCGTGCCAGCCCATCCAAAGACAGCGGCGGCTCGTACCAGCGCCCGTTAAACCAGCACTCCAGATAATCGAACACCTCCCAACCGCTCAGTACGGGTGACGGGTCGCCGAAGCTGAACGCCTCCATCTTGCTGTCACTGCGCGGGATAAACTCTTGCGTTACCACGCCGGGTGCCTGAGCCAGTTGCTTGTTATTTCTGCGGCGGTTCGACATCAAAAAATCTCCATCCGCCCGGTATTGGCAGAGGTCTGCCCCTCCAGCGGTTCGTTGTGCAATGCGTGAAAGAGCGCCCATGCCAGATCGGCGTGGCCGGTGTTGTCGTTGCGGCCGGCGGTGTAAGTAAACTGGCGGCCGCCGGCGGTGATGGTTTTGCGGATCGCCATCAGCGACTGCGCCATGTCAGTCCAGCCGGCGTCGAACTCCAGCCGGCCCCGGTGGATCACGTCGTAAGCCTTCAGCACCAGGCGCGTCTTAACCTCGGGCGAATAGCTGAACGTGGTGACATTGGGGAAGAATTGGCGCACCAGCTGCGCCACGCCGCTGCCCAGGCCGGTGACGTCGATCCCGATGTACGTCACCCAGTAGCGGTCGCAGACGGCTTTAATCACGCTGGCCTGCGCCGCGAAGTCCATCCCACGGAATTGGTGACGTTCCAGCACCCGGAACTTGCCGCCCGGTACCAGCGGCGGCGCGACCACCACCAGGCCGGAGCAGTCGCCGGTTTCCGCAGGGTCATAGCCCACCCACACCTGACGATCACCAAACGGGCGCATGGCAAACGGCTTGTAGTCCTCGGCCCATTCGACCCAGCTGTCAACCATGCACGGCTGTAGCACCGTCAGCGGGAAAATGCTCGCACCGTCGTCAACGAACTCGCACATCAGCAGGTTGGCGAACGCCTCGGGGCTGTACTCGCGGCGCAGCTCTTCGATGTCGAACAGGTCGCATCCGCCCTGCTCAGCGTCGAGAATGGTGACGATCTGGCGCCACAACCGGTCCTCGCAGAATCGCCCTTGCTGGAGCGCGCCATGGGAAACATCGACCTTGGTGTGCTGCGCCGCCGGCTTGCCCTTGTTGAAGCGCTCCCCAGTCCAGAACGTGTACGCCTCATGAGCCATGGTCGACGGCGTCGAGAAGTAAGTTTTGCGCCACTTCTTGTGCATCGCCATACCCGACGCGACTTTGTTCAGCTCTTCGAATTTGAACGTCCAGAAGAATTCGTCAAAGTAGAAATTGCCGTGATAGCCCTGGGCGGTGCGCGCATTGGTACCGAGAAAAAACAGCTCGGCGCCATTGGGCAAAACGATGGGATCGCCGGTCAGCTCGACACCAATGACCTCGCGGGCGAACGCCTGGATGTACCCGCGAAACAGGTACGCCTGGTTCTTCGAAGCCGATAAGAAGATCTGATTGCGACCCGTCTCCAGCGCATCAATGAACGCCTCGCGAGCAAAGTAGTAAGTGGCGCCGATCTGCCGGCTTTTGAGGATGACGCGAGTGCGCTGGTTTCCCGCCCGATACCAATCTTTCTGGTAGTCGAAACACCCATCGATAAACGCTTCGCGCAGCAGCTCGATCTGGTCTTCGCTGATGTCGTTTTTTGGCGTCTTCTTCTTCGGCCCTTCGTTGCGCTTGGCAAGGTTGGGGTTGAGTTCGGTTTCGGTACCGCCCCCCTGAAAACGCTGAATACGCGCCTGGCGCTCCAACTGCCGGTGCAACAGGTCAATTTCCTTGAAGTCACCGCCGCTCTTGCCTTCCTTGAGGATCAATTGCACCAGGCGCGCTTCCAGTGCGCCCCCAATCCGCTCAACGTTGTCGGCCCGGTCCCACTCGTCACGGGCCTTCCAGCTGTGTAGCGTTTTTTCCTTTTCGCCCGTAGCCTCGGCAATCTCGCAGATACGCCAACCCATCCAATAGAGAAACTTGGATTGGCGTCTGGGATCGATGGGGAGCAGTTCGGTCGTAGTCATGGCCGCGATGCTGCCGCTCTGGCCTGCGACTCAGTAGCGCCGCCCCTTGTAGATCCGCCCTCTACAATCTCGTCCCGTTGCCGCAACTCGCGCGCGTCACGACCATGCCCCTCATTGCAACGCACTTAGCGCCCAACGCATTGAGGATTCCAGGCATGAAGAAATTTCGCAGTAATTGGTTCCGTGTCGCCGTCGAGGGCGCTACCTCGGACAAGCGCACCATCAAACGCAGTTGGCTGGAACAGGCGGCGAAAAACTTCAACCCATCCACCTACGGCGCCCGGATCTGGCTGGAGCACTTCCGCAGTTTGCTGCCAGACAGCCCGTTCAAAGCCTACGGCGACGTGCTCGCGGTCAAGACCGAAGAAGTTGAAATCAACGGTCAAAAGAAGCTGGCCTTGTTTGCACAGGTCGAGCCGACGCCCGACCTGATCGCTATGAACAAGGCCAAGCAGAAGATTTACACCTCCATCGAAATCGACGACAGCTTCTCGGATACGGGGGAGGCGTACATCGTCGGCCTGGCTGTGACCGATTCCCCGGCCAGTCTGGGCACCGACGTGCTGTCCTTCTCGGCGCAGAAACCAGAATCCAGCCCATTCAAGGACCGCCACTACTCAGCGACGTCGATGTTCACCGAGGCCGTGGAAACGGAACTGCGGTTTGAAGAAGTCGAAGACAAACCCAGCCTCAGCGCCCAGCTTTTCAGCAAGGTTCAGGCGCTGCTGGGCGGCAAACAGGCGAAGGACGATGCAGAGTTCGCCCAGATCGGCCAGGCCGTCGAAGCGATCGCCGACCACGTCAAAGACCTGCCGGATCAAATTGCCGCCGAGAAGAAATTCTCCGGTGAACTGAACACCAAGGTCGAGCAGCTCAGCAGAGACCTGGTCGAGCTGAAAACGACCCTCGGCAACACACAAGACCACTCCCAAGCCCAGCGCCCACCGGTAACCGGCGGCGGCAAACAAGCCCTGGCTGAATTCTGACCTGCGGCCTCAACCGCCCAGCCCCCTATCGGAGACACCCATGCGTAACGACACTCGAAAACTCTTCACCGGCTACCTCGCCCAAGTGGCACAGATCAACGGCGTCGAATCGGCCACCGCCACGTTCAGCGTGGACCCGACTATCCAGCAGCGACTGGAAACCAAGATTCAGGAATCGAGCGAGTTCCTGACCAAAGTCAACGTCATCGGCGTCGACGAACAGGAAGGCGAGAAGGTCGGTTTAGGCGTCGGCGGCACCGTTGCCAGCCGCACCAACACCAAGGTCAAGAAGCGTGAGCCCAGCAGCATTGGCACCCTGTCCAGCGACAAATACCGGGCTGAGCAGACCGACTTTGACACCTACGTCAGTTACAAGCAGCTCGACGCCTGGGCGAAGTTCCCTGACTTCCAAACTCGTCTTGCCAGCGCAATTGCCCAACGTCAGGCGCTCGACCGTATCCAAATCGGTTTCTACGGCACTTCGGCCGCCGAACAAACCGACCGCACCGCACACCCATTACTGGAAGACGTCAACATCGGTTGGCTCCAGCAGTACCGCACTCACGCGCCTGACCGAGTGCTGAAAGAAGGTGCCGTCGCCGGCAAGATCACTATCGGCAAAACCGGTGATTTTAAGAACATCGACGCCTTGGTCTACGACGCCATCCAGCTGCTTGACCCCTGGTATCGCCGTAACCCCGGCCTGGTAGTGCTGACTGGTCGCGAGCTGGTCCACGACAAGTTCTTGGCCTTGGTCAATAAGGACCAGGACGCGACCAATACCCTGGCGAGCGATCTGATCATCTCGCAACGCCGCGTCGGTGGCCTGCCCCTGTACGAAGTGCCGTATATGCCGGAAGGCGCCATCCTCATCACCACCTTCGCCAACCTGTCGGTGTACTGGCAGATCGGTGGGCGCCGCCGCTACCTCAAAGAGGAGCCGGAGTGGAACCGCGTCAGCAACTTCGAATCGTCGAACGAGGCCTATGTGGTCGAGGAATACGGCCTTGGTTGCCTGCTGGAAAACATCACCCCGGTCGAAGAAGCCGGCAGCGAGGGTTAACCCCATGGCACTCAGCATCGCTCAAGCACACCAGCGCCGCGCACGCGCGGCCATGGAGGCAGCTAAAACGGCACCACAGCAATCCATGGCCGGTGCCACTGCCTACGAGCACCAACTGAATCAGCTGCTGCAGGACCGCTTGCGCTTGAAGGCCATCCAGTCCAACGAAGGCAAGGCCGCACTCAAACTGCAACTGCTGCCTGAGTACATCCCGTATGTAGAGGGTGTGCTCCAGGCTGGCAACGGCGCCCAGGACGACGTGATGACTACCGTCATGATCTGGCGCATCGATGTCGAGGACTACAGAGGCGCCCTGGACATTGCCGACTACGTGCTCAAGCACAAGCTGATCATGCCGGACCGTTTCGAACGCACTACCGGATGCCTGGTGGCGGAAGAAATCGCCACTGCAGCACTGAAAGCTCAAAAGGCCAATGGTTCTTTCGACTTGGCGATCCTGCACCGCACGGTAGAGCTGACCAAAGACGAGGACATGCCCGACCAAGCCCGCGCCAAGCTTTTCCTGGCGACCGGCCGCGCCACCCTGAATGGCATCACCGCCGAGGAACCCGGTCAACCGGGGCAGATCCAGGCGGGCATTGATTTGCTCAAGCGCGCCATCGAGTTGCACGACGGATGCGGCGGCAAAAAAGATTTGGACGGCGCCGAACGCCTCCTGAAAAAACACGCTGCCACCGGCAGCTAACCGAGCGTCCCCACGCACCCCGCCGGCTCGGGGCGGATCGGCCAGGCCGCTCCTCCTGAACGTGAAGCCCCGACCACCGGCGATCTATCGGAGCCGTCATGAACACCGTCTTTGCCAATCTCTACCAGAGTGCTTTCACCCCTACGGAATCCGAACGACGCATGTCTGCAGCGGCTGAACAGTACGTCGCTGAAACAGAGGCATACGACCGCACCGTCTGCACTGGCCCCGTCATATGCGGCGCCATCATGCCTGCCAACTCGCACGAACGGGGCCTTTCGAATCGCAAAGCTGTGCGGGCGTTTGACTACCTCTGCACGCAACATCCCGAACTCACAACGCAGCAGATCCGGCGTGAGATTACCCGCGCGGACAGCCGGGGTCCTTCCCTATGAGCGCATTTGTAGCCAGCGGCACCGCCGCCAGCGGCCACATCAACACCGACCCGTTCTGGCCGTCGATTGACCTGGATAGCTTGCGCGCCACCCTGCGCATCGACTCCAGCGTCACACCGGCCCGCTTGGAAACCGCCGTAATCGCTGCCGCTATCAACCTCAACCGCGAGCTGAGTGACTGGCGAACAGCTCAACAGGCAGCTGGTTACGCCACCCTGGATACCGTACCAGGTGATCGGATTGAAGACGTATCTGTGCAGGCCCACCTCTACCGTCGCGCGATCGAGGCTGCAACCGGAGCCGAAGTATGCGAGCGCTACCGCGATTACAGCGCCACCAACACCGGCAACAAACAGGCCGAAGAGGTCGCCCCCACCATCGACGACTACCGCCGCGACCTGCGCTGGGCCATCCGTGATTTTCTCAGGAAAAACCGCACCACGGTGGAGCTGATCTGATGACCGTCGCCGTCCGCGCCAATCAAAACGACACCGTCGACGCCCTGTGCTGGCGGTATTACGGCCGAACCGCGGGCGTCACCGAAGCGGTGCTGCAGGCGAACCCCGGCTTGGCAGACCACGGCCCCGTCCTGCCGCAAGGTCTCGTTATCAACATGCCCGAAGCCCAGACCAGCGCGTCACAACGGCAGATGGTGAACCTATGGGACTGACCCACTGCTACCAAGGAAACCCACACCATGGCTGATCCGACTTCCAGCGTTGTGTCCGGCCTGCTCATTGGCTTGGGCCTGGCAAGCGTCACGCCAGTCATCGACGACGGGGCGCTGTTCGGCGCCATCCTCGGCGCTTGGCTGGTCACCAGCACCAAGCGCGACCTCAAGGTCTGGCAGCGCCTGGGCTCTCTGTTCCTATCGGCCGGGGTGGGCTACCTGTTCGCCCCCATGGCCTTGCAAGCAATCCCGTTCATCACCAGCGGCGGTAGCGCCTTCCTCTGTGCCCTGGTGGTCATCCCGATCAGCATCAAACTGATGGTGTGGGTGGAAAAGGCGGACATCTGGGACATCTGGCGTCGCATCCGAGGGGGCACCTGATATGCCGAACATCGAACTGGCCGTGCAGTTGATCGCGGCAATCGCCTACTTGCTGAGCGCTCTGCGCCTGGCCTGTTACACCCGAGGGGATGCGCGGTACCGGCGCAGCATCTCCCTGCTGGCAAGCCTGTTTGGCGGAGTGCTCTGCATCTGCGGTCTGGAAATCCTACTGGACCGTCAGCCGACGAGCTTCGGCCAGGCCGCAGCCATCGTGCTGCTCTGCATCCTGATTTTCCGTTCACGCGGCAACGTCGCCGCCCTATTGAGGCCCAGTGCATGACCACCACCCTTCGCCACGGCGACCGCTCGCAGGCGGTGCTTATTCTGCAAAAGAACCTCAACAGGTACGGTGCCAACCTGGTACCTGACGGCCACTACGGTGACGCCACCGAGATCGCCGTACGCGCCTACCAGTTGAAAGTTGGCTTGGTAGCCGATGGCGTTGCCGGTACCAAGACCCAATCCAGCCTGGCAGGCGGCGACTGTGCCCAACTGCTGCGCAACCACGACCTGGTAACCGCTGCTGAACGCCTCGGCGTGCCGCTGGCGACTATCTACGCCGTCAACGAAGTGGAATCGAAAGGCAAAGGCTTCCTGGAAAACGGTAAGCCGGTGATCCTGTTCGAACGACACATCATGTACCGACAGCTCGCGAAGGTTCGACACCCTGGCGACGATCCGGCGGAAGTCAAGCGCCATGCCGATGAACTCGCCGCGACCAATCCCGCCCAGGTCAACCCGAAGGCCGGTGGTTACATCGGCGGTACCGCCGAGCACCAACGCCTGGCCATGGCCCGCCAGATCGACGACACGGCCGCACTGGAATCGGCGTCCTGGGGCGCCTTTCAAATCATGGGCTACCACTGGCAACGTCTTGGCTACGCCAGCGTGCAGGACTTTGTGGCGGCAATGAGCGCCGGCGAATCGCAGCAATTCGACGCCTTCACCCGCTTCATCGAGACGGACCCGGTGCTGCACAAGGCCCTGAAGGCCCGCAAATGGGCCGAGTTTGCCCGTCTCTACAACGGCCCGGACTACCTGCGCAATCTCTATGACACCAAGCTTCAGCGCGCATATGAGCGGCACGCCAGCTGCGAGTGCGGGCAAGGGGTGGCGGCATGATCGACTTTGAAGCGGTTCAAAAACTTAGGGTGCAGGACGGTGACCTTTTGGTGGTACCGGAATCGACCGAACAGGAAGACATGGTGCGGCTAGCCGAGTGCATCCAGCTGATGAACAACGCAAGGGCGGTAATCGTGCGCGGCCCAATTAAACAGCTCGACACCGCTGCCATGAACAAACATGGCTGGTACCGGGCGTGAGCACCCTGCGCCAGGTTCTGTACGGCATCGTGCTGCTCGGCGCCCTGGCGCTGCTGATCTGGGGCCAGCAACAGCGCATAGACGCCGCCGAGGGCAAAGCCGCGCGGGCGAATGACGCCGCCAAAACGGCCCGCGAAGACGCGAACCGCAACCTGGCGACCGTCAACACTCTCGCCACCACCCTGCAGCAGGAGCGCGAAAGCCAGTCCGCTCTGCGCGCCCAGCAGGATCAACTGCGCCAGGCCCTGGCAAAGCGCGCACGAACCATAGAGGAACTCAAACGTGAAAACGACGAACTACGCGACTGGGCTGCTCGGCCTTTGCCTGACGCTGCTCGCCGGCTGCGTGAACGCCCCGCCCTCACCGGCGCCGCAGCTTACCGTGACTGGCTGTCCGGCCGTGGTGCCGTGCCAGCTGCCGGCGACAAGCCCAGCCAATAACGGCGACCTACTCAACGACGAAGACCGCGCCGAAGCCGCCTGGGCCGATTGCGCAGCACAGGTCGACATGGTCTACAAACACCAGCAGGCCCACCCATGAACAAGCCCGAAAGCCTGCGCGCCCACCTGCTGGCCACCGTTGCCGACTTGCAGCACAACCCCGACCTTTTGCTGATCTTCATCGACAACGGCAAGGTGCGCTGCACCGCTGCGGCGACCCTTTCTTTTGAGTACAGCTACGATCTGCAGATCATCTTGACCGCCTTTGCGGGTCACCCTGACAGCGTCATGCTGCCCGTACTGGGGTGGATCAGCATCAACCAACCGGAGCTGCTGGAAAACTACGAAAAAATGCAGACCGGTATTCAGTTCGAAGCCGACATTCTTGATAAAGAAAAAGTGGATCTGGGCCTTACATTGCGGCTGACGGAACGAGTGGTGGTAGGCACGGATGATCAAGGTAAAACCACTGTTCGCCATGTCGGTGAGCCACAACGAGTGGCTGGTTATCTCGATCCGCGTTGGATACCGGGTTCCCAAGGCAACGCCAGCGAATGGATGGCTCACGATGACAAATAAGCTGGAAGCGCTTGAGACCTGGGCGTCCGGCCTGCTTGAGCAGCTGCAGCCAAGTGCGCGCAATCAGCTCGCCCGCTCCATCGGTCAGGAACTGCGGCGCAGCCAACAAAAGCGAGTACTGACACAGCAAAACCCGGATGGCAGCAAGTTCGCACCACGGAAAAAGCGGGACTTGCGAGGCAAGCAAGGCCGTATCCGGCGTAAGGTTGAGATGTTCAAAAAGCTGCGTACCACGACCTACATGAAGGCCCGAGGCGACAGCAATGCGGTTACCGTAGGTTTCACCGGGCGCATTGCTAGGATCGCCAGAGTTCACCATTACGGATTGAAGGACCGCGCGGAGCGCGGCGCTATAGAGGTGCGATACGACCGACGTGAACTATTAGGCTTCAATGAAGAAAGTCTGGATTTAATCAAAGACAGCCTACTAGCTCACTTAGCGCAATAAGAAATTACTATTCTTGCTTTCCGTCCCTATTTTTAATTGCCTCTAACGCAGACAAAGGTAGAGCCTCATAGACTTCCCTTACATGTTTCGGCTCCGAAATAGTTCTTTCAACAATAAGATTTATCAACTTAAACAGCATTGTGGCGGTATCTTTATTGTCACGCAAATCGATCTGTCCGGGATGCACTGCGCTGTTGCCAATTACTCTTACTACATCTAGCGCCTGCTGAACGCGTGTATCGAGCCCAGAAGCGACAAGGGCCTTGATATCTTTATTGATATTTTCTCCAGGCTGACCAAGTTCTTTACACAATTTTTGAATAGCGAGTCTCAGTAGCGCTGCTGCACCTCTAGGAGACTGTTCCAATATCAAACTGGCCTCTTCATAATCCTTACGTATATCCTCTGACATATCAGGATTCGCCGGAATACTGATTCCAGTTTGAGGATATATAAGCCGATCAGATATCCAAAATGCAACGCCATCACAATTGAAGCACTTACTAACATGAGCATTGAATAAGTCCACCTTCACAGACTCATACCCGTTTTTTTCCTCAGAAAAAATATCACCTGCCGCCATCCTATATAGCCATTTTACAAATCCTTTGTGCGCTGCTTCGTCTTCCGGAGATTTAGCCGTGTACCCATCAGCGTAATGAGGAATTTCGCTCTTTGTTATTAAGTGGGGAAGCGGTGCATCCTGCGTTTTGGCATCCATTAAAACCCTATACCAAAATTGTTTAGCAAGCGCCCCACATCTAGGACAATTAAATGCTGTTTCCGCAATAGATGGTGTTACGTACTTCATATTCACCCCCCAAAAAAAACACTGACGGCAAAAAAATAGACGTTCGATACTTCTTTTTCTGCCACTAACAAGCTTCCTCGCTATCAATATACACCTGTCCCGAGTTAGCGCTTGTAGCTGACCTTCTCACAAGCCCAGCAAGATGCAGTCTCGCGTGTGTAGACCCACCATCGGCGCCATGAACGATCTCGCCGCCCTCTCTCGACTGCTCGAAAACCTCATCCGCTTCGGCGTCATCGCCGCTGTGCAGATGGAGCCCCCGCGTGTGCAGGTCACGACCGGAACACTGACCACCGCCTGGCTGCCCTGGCTGGCGTTGCGCGCCGGGTCTGATCGCGAGTGGGACCCGCCGACCCTCGGCGAGCAGGTGATCCTGTTCAGCCCATCCGGCCAACTCGCCAACGGGATCGTCGTGACGGGCGTGTTCAGTGACCACATCCCGGCCAACGGCAACCGCGAAGGCCTGCACCGTCGTACCTACGCGGACGGCACGGTGATCGAGTACGACAGCGTGGCCCACCATCTCAACGCCACGCTGGCCGACGGTGGCACCACCAATCTGATTAGCACCGGCGGCATCAACCTGGTCGGCGACATCACACACAAAGGCGACTACATCCAGACCGGGAATCAGACCGTCACCGGCCGAATCGACGTTTCGGAAGACGTCGTCGCGGCAAAGGTGAGCCTGGTAAATCACCTGACCTCTGGCGTTAAGCAAGGCAGCGATCAATCTGGGGTGCCCATCGCATCATGAACCGACACACCGGCGGCGCCATCAGCGAGCGCGAGCACATCAGTCAGGCGATCACCGACATCCTGACCACCCGCATTGGCACGCGTGTAATGCGCCGCGAATACGGCAGCTTGGTGCCCGAGCTGGTGGATCACCCCTTCAACGACGTCAACCGTCTGCGCGTTTATGCAGCCACGGTCATGGCCCTTATGCGCTGGGAAACCCGCATCAGCCTGAGCCGTGTGCAGTTCGCGGGAGCAAACATGCAGGGCCAGGCCTCGATCGATCTGGAGGGCACGGTGGTTGATACCAATGAGCCGTTGAGCCTCAGCGTGCCGCTGCAGCTGGGAGGCAGTGTATGAACAGTTTCGCCGCCATCGACCTCAGCCAGCTGCCGCCGCCGCAGATCGTCGAGCAGATCGACTTCGAACAGATCCTGGCCGAGCGAAAGGCCTACATGATCAGCCTCTGGCCGGCCGACGAGCAGGCCCAGATCGCGGCACGCCTGGAGATAGAGTCGGAGCCGCTCACCAAGCTGCTGCAGGAAAACACCTACCGCGAGACCGTATGGCGTCAGCGAGTCAACGAAGCATCGCTCGCCAACCTGCTCGCCACCGCGCGGGGCACCGACCTGGAACAGCTGGCCGGCAACTTCAACGTCAAGCGCCTGGTGATTCAGCAAGGTAAAGCCAATGCGGTCCCGCCTATCCTCACGTTGATGGAAGGCGATGACAGTCTGCGCGAACGTGCGCAGATGGCCTGGGAAGGATTGAGCACTGCCGGCCCGCGCAACAGCTACATCTTCCACGCCAGGGCAGCGGACGGCCGCGTGGCCGACGCCACCGCCGAAAGCCCCTCGCCTGCCGTAGCCGTGGTCACAGTCCAGTCATTGCTGGGCGATGGCACGGCGCCCCCCGAGCTGCTTGCCGTCGTCAACGCTTACCTGAGCGACGATGACCGCCGGCCGGTGGCCGACCGTCTCACCGTCCAGGGCGCGCAGATCCTGAATTACCAGGTCAAGGCCAAGCTCTATCTGCTGTCGAGCGGCCCGGAGTCGGAACCTATCCTGGCTGCTGCAGAACAGCGGCTGCTGGCCTACGTTCATCAACGGCGCCGCTTGGGCATGGAGGTCTCGGAATCGGCCCTCCATGCCGCGCTCCACGTCGAAGGCGTGCGCAAAGTCGAACTGGAAGACTGGGTAGACATCGTCGCGACCAAGGCTCAAGCACCTTATTGCACCAGCATCACCTTAAGCCGAGGCGTTGAGTGATGGGTGTGCAGCAGCTGCTACCGGGAAACGCTACGCCGCTGGAACGTCAGGCGGCACAGGCGCTCGCACAGATCCAGCGCGTCCCTATTCCGTTGCGACAGCTTTGCAACCCGAACACCTGTCCCGTCGACCTGTTGCCCTATCTGGCTTGGGCTTTCTCCGTTGATCGTTGGGACAGCAAGTGGACCGAAGCAGCGAAACGCGCAGCTATCCGGTCATCACACTACGTCCACTCGCGCAAAGGCACCATCGGCGCTTTGCGCCGCGTTGTGGAACCGCTCGGCTACCTGATTGAAGTGCTGGAGTGGTGGCAAACCACGCCGAACGGCGTACCGGGCACGTTTGCCATCAAGGTGGGCGTGCTGGAAACCGGCATCACCGAGGAGATGTATCAGGAGCTGACCTGGCTGATCGACGACGCGAGGCCCGTTACGCGTCACCTGACTGGCCTGGCTATCAGTCTTGAAACCACCGGTGGCATCAACATTTTCGCGAGCACATACGACGGCGATGAAATCGACGTTTATCCGCCGGTCCTCCGAGACATCGTTACCACAGGCTTAATCGGCGCACCTGGACGCGAACACACCATCGACACGCTCGACATTTACCCGCCAGTACCAGGGGTTATCAACCTCAAGTGCTACATCGGCGCCGCTGGTCGGGAACACTCCATCGACACACTGGACATCTACCCATGATTGATCCCAACTCTCAGTTCTTTGCGATTCTCACCGCTGTCGGTGAAGCCAAGCAGGCCAACGCGGACGCGCTGGGCATCCCCTGGAAACTCACCGAAATGGGGGTGGGTGATGCGAATGGCACCGACCCGATCCCAGACCGTAACCAGAAGAAATTGATCAACGAGCGCCGCCGTCGGCAGTTGAACAAACTGTCGATCGATCCTGCCAACGCCAACATCCTCATCGCCGAACAGATCATTCCGGCCGACGAGGGCGGGTGGTGGATTCGGGAGATTGGACTGTACGACGGTGACGGAGACCTGGTCGCAGTGGCGAACTGCGCCCCCAGCTACAAGCCGCTGATGTCTCAGGGCTCCGGCCGGACGCAGGTGGTGCGCATGAACTTCATCGTCTCCAGCGCGGCAAACGTGGTGCTGATGATTGATCCGGCAGTGGTGCTCGCCACTCGCAAGTTCGTGACGGACTCCATCACTGACGCCATCAATCAGCAGGATGTGAAGCAGTCGGTGCTGGTAGCGACCACCGGCCCAGTAGTCCTGGCCGGTGCGCAGACTATCGACGGCGTGGCGGTGCCGGTGGGTTCGCGGGTGCTGGTGAAAGACCAGGCGCAGGGCAAAGACAATGGCTTATACCTCACCACCGCCGAAATCTGGACCCGTACTGCTGATGCCGATATCGGCGTGGAGGTGACGCCTGGTTTGTTGGTTCACGTTGAGCGCGGCGCCGCCAATGGCGACACGCTCTGGCAGTTGATCACTGACGCGCCGATTGTGTTCGGCACCACGCCTCTTTCGTTTCAATGGGCAGGTGGGCAGAACGCCCCGACCCCACCGGTTAATGACCGATCGAAGCGGGTGGCGAACACCGAGACAGTACGCAATCAGATCGAGAGCCCACTCCAGCAGTTCCCGGTGCACGTATTCCGCAAGAACCGGTTGATCAACGGTGCATTCCAGATATGGCAGCGGGGCAAGTCAGGCGTCGTCGGAAAAGCCAACGGCGACCCCGAAAGCACGTTCGGCCCGGACCGCTGGATGATTTACAGCCCGAAAAACGCCACATGCAACTGGAGCCAACTGCCGCTCGAGCAGGACGCCAATATCAACGAGGCAAAATTTGCCCTGAGACTTTCGCGCCAGGGTGAAGGCCAGGGCTGGAACCTGAGTCAGCGCATCGAGAACGTCGAAACGCTGGCTGGCGGGAAGGTGACCGTCTCGTTCTATATGAAAACCAGCGTTCCACATACGTGCGCAGTGATTCTTCGTCAAAACTTTGGGGTGAATTCAACCGAGCCGAACGTGGATGTGGGCACCTCGGTGGAGCTGACCACGGTATACAAAAAGTACGTCGTTACCCTCGATCTGGGTGGGGTGGTGAACAAGAACAAAGGCGTCGCCAACGACTTCCTGGAAGTTATCTTTGCCAGCTGGGGGACTGGTGCCCACTACACGGACATTACCAACGTTCAGATCGAGCCTGGCAGCGTGGCGACTCCGTACGATTACAGGACGCACCAGGAGGAGTACCGCGCATGCCTGCGCTACTTCGAAAAGTCGTTCCTGCAGGATCATCCCCTCAAATCCAACAACGGGCCGTCCAGCTGTATAGCCACCTTCACGCAATCCGCCGCAGCGCAGGCCTCACAGTCAGCTTTGCGTATGGAATTCCGGGAAGTGAAACGTGTGGTGCCTACGTTGAAATTGTTTTCACCTGGTGAAAATTCGTCGGAGATCTGGGCGCAATCCTCTGTAAAACCCTGCACTGGCACGAATATCCAGAGCTTATGGGCGACAGGCTTTGCGCTTTCATGCCTGCCACCCGCCGGGTCCATTCCAGGCTATACCCTGCAAATTGAGTGGACCGCCGACGCGGAACTTTGAGGTAATGACGATGAATGATGTTGCGTACAAATTTACTCCTGCAGGTGTTCAGCGACTGACTGATCAGGTGTTTGTCCCAGAGGACATGGGCAACAAGGACTGGGTGTCGTACTTGGAATGGGTGGCCGATGGCGGTCAAACTCTACCCAAGTCGACCGCTGAAGAAGCGGCCATGGAAGAGCGCCGCTGGCGAGACTTGGAACTTCAGGGTGTCGCGTGGCTTCGCGAGCGCCACCGGGACCAGGCCGAGCTGGGTGGCGAGACAACCCTCACCGCCGACCAATATGGCGAACTGCTGACGTACATGCAGCAGCTGCGCGACTGGCCTCAGTCAGACAATTTTCCAGACGCCGACAACCGTCCAGTACCTCCCGCCTGGATCAAAGACCAGGCTCGATAAAACTCCCCCTGTAAACGCGGCCCCTACAAGGTGCCGCGCTCGCCCAGCCGGCGCGCGCGCGGCAACCTCTGCACTGTCATTCCATCACAGCGCAGGCACCAACCCATGGCCGATTATCTCCACGGCGTGCGGGTCATCGAACTCAACGACGGCACCCGACCCATTCGCACTATTCCCACCGCAGTTATCGGCATGGTTTGCACGGCTGAAGATGCGGACCCACTCGTTTTCCCTCTGGACACGCCCGTCCTGATCACCAACGTGCAGACTGCCGTCGGCAAAGCCGGCGTAAAGGGCACCCTGGCCGCGAGCCTGCAAGGCATCGCCGACCAGACCAAGCCCTATGTCATCGTCGTGCGGGTCAAAGAAGGTGCCGACGAAGCGGCCACTACCAGCGCCCTGATCGGCGGCACCACACCGACCGGCCAGTACACCGGCATGAAAGCCCTGCTCGCCTCCAAGTCTCGCGTGGGCATGGCCCCGCGCATCCTCGGCGTGCCTGGCCTGGACAGTTTGCCGGTGGCCACCGCACTCGGCGCCATCGCCAAAGACCTTCGGGCCTTTGCGTACGTCAGCGCCTGGGGCTGCAAAACCAAGGAAGAGGTGGTCGCCTACCGCGCGAACTTCGGCGCCCGCGAAATGATGGTGATCTGGCCGGACTTCCAGAACTGGGACACCGTCGCCAACAAGACCACCACCGCCTCGGCCGTGGCCCGTGCACTGGGCCTGCGCGCCAAGATCGATCAGGAGACAGGCTGGCATAAAACCCTGTCCAACGTGGCCGTCAGCGGCGTGACCGGTATCAGTGCCGACGTGTTCTGGGATCTGCAAAACCCGGCCACAGACGCCAACTACCTGAACAGCAACGACGTCACCACCCTGATCAACGCCAACGGCTTCCGCTTCTGGGGTAGCCGCACCTGCAGCGATGACCCGTTGTTCGCCTTCGAAAACTACACCCGCACCGCGCAAATCATCGCCGACACCATGGGCGAAGCGCACATGTGGGCTATCGACAGGCCTATGCACGCCTCTCTGGTACGCGACCTGGTCGAAGGCGTGAACGCCAAGATGCGCGAGCTGAAGTCCCAGGGCTATCTGATCGGCGGCAGCTGCTGGTATCCCGACGACGTCAACACCAAGGACACCCTCAAGGCCGGCAAGCTGTGGGTTGATTACGACTACACCCCTGTGCCCCCGCTTGAAGACCTCACCTTCCGCCAGCGAATCACCGACCGTTACCTGATCGACTTCGCCAAAGGCATCAACAGCTAAACCGGGCCTCCCCGCAAGGGGAGTTCACCCTGACCCCGTATCCCGGAGAACACCGCCATGGCAATGCCTCGCAAACTCAAAAACCTCAACCTGTTCAATGACGGCAACAGCTACCTCGGCTTGGTGAAGTCCCTCACCCTGCCCTCCCTCGGCCGCAAGATGGAAGGCTATCGCGGCGGCGGCATGAATGGCCCGGTCAAAGCTGACCTGGGCATGTCCGACGACGGCATCCAGTTCGAATGGAAGACCGGTGGCCTCGATCTGATCTCTCTGCGCCAGTTCGGCGCCGTCAGTGCCAACAGCGTGGCACTACGTTTCTCTGGCCCCTACCAGCAAGACGACACGGGCGAAGTCAGCAATGTGGAAGTGGTTGTGCGCGGTCGCCACGAAACCATCGAAATGGGCGACGCCCAGCCCGGTGAGGACACTGAGCACTCCATGAAAACCACCTGCAGCTACTACAAGCTGACCGTGGATGGCGAAGAAATCATCGAAATCGACCTGCTCAACTTTGTCGAGAAGGTCAACGGCGTGGACATGCTGGAGAAGCACCGCACCGCCATGGGCATCTGACGCGCCCGCTCAATCGAGACTCACCCTTTAATCACCAGGAGCAAATCCAATGAAGAACGAAGCCATCGAACAGCCCGACGTGCAGCAACTGGCCGACGACAACACCGTCACTCTCGACACGCCGATCCGTCGTGGCACCACCAGCATCGAAAGCATCACCCTGCGCAAGCCGAACTCCGGTGAATTGCGCGGCGTGAGCCTGGTGGAGCTGCTGCAGATGGACGTCGGCAGTCTGATCAAAGTTCTGCCGCGCATCAGCTCTCCGAGCCTCACCGCCATCGAAGTCGCCGGCATGGACCCTGCCGACCTGCTGGCCCTGAGCAGCAAAATCTCTGGTTTTTTGTTGCAGAAGTCGGCGAAGACGGATGCATCCCTCGTCGCGTAGAGGACGCCATGGCCGATCTGGCCGTGGTTTTTCACTGGGCACCGGCTGATATGGATCAGTTGGGCCTGCAAGACCTGATGGACTGGCGCGAGCGCGCCAGGGTGCGGAGTTCCAACGATGGCGAATGATCTGAGACTTCAGGTGCTGCTCAGCGCCATCGACAAAGCCACAGGTCCGCTGAACAAAATCACGGGCGGTAGCAAGGAATCCGCCCGCGCCCTCAAAGCCGCTCGCGACCGCCTGAAAGAACTCAACACCCAGCAACGCGACGTTGGCGCCTGGCGCGAACTGCAGGCCGCAACCCGCGCGACATCCGAGGCGCTCGCCGCCAACAACACCAAGGTAGGCGAACTCGCCCGCGAAACGGCCAAAGTCCGGCAGCAGCTCGCGCCGACTCAGGCGCTGTTCGACAAGTCCCGGCAGAAGGTCGACGCGCTCAAAACCAGTCAGACCGACCTCAAGCGCGAACTCACCGGGACACGCAATGCCCTGGGGTTGATGAGCGACGAACACCGCCAATCAGCCAGCCAAATCGCCGCGCTCAATACGGTGATGCAAAAGGGCAATGCCCTGACCCGAGCGCAGCACGACGAATACACCCGCCTCACAGCCGCACAGCGGGAGCGCAAGACCCAGCTGGACCAGCTCGCAGCCAAGGAAAAGGCCCTGGCTGACCGGTTCACACTCAACAACGCGCAGTTGCGCACCAGTCGTGCGGGCCATGCCAGTCTGCGCGACGAGATCCGCCGCCTGGAAAGCCCGTTCAAGGACCAGCTCGCGCTGCTGAAACAGCACACCGCCGAGTCGAAACGCTTGGGCGAGCAGTACGGCCAACAGCAGGTAAAGCTTGCCAACCTCGGCGAGCAGCTCAAAAACGCCGGCATCAACACCAATGCCCTGGGCGCGCACGAGCTGAAGCTCAAGCGCGATATCGACACCGCCACCCAAGCCATGAAATTGCAGATGGACCAACTGGATGCGCTGAAGCGCAAGCAGGACAGCCTGGCGAAGGCCCGCGCCACCTACGATAAAACCCAGAGCCTTGCTGGCAGTGTTGCTGTGTCCGGCGCCACCAGCCTTGGCGCGGGCTATGCCGCCAGCCGCCCAGTGGTGTCGGCAATCAAAGCTTTTGCCCCGAATGAGGATTCAGCCACTCAGCTCAAGGTGTCGATGATGGACGACACCGGCAAGGTCTCGGAGGACTTTCAGAGGATCACAGACCTGGCCACCAAGCTGGGCGACCGCCTGCCAGGTACCACTGCAGACTTCCAGAACATGATGACGATGCTTCGGCGCCAGGGCCTGAGTGCTAAGAGCATCCTGGGCGGCACTGGTGAAGCGGCTGCGTACCTGGGTGTGCAGCTGAACATGGGAGCGACAGAGGCAGCGGAATTCGCCGCCAAGATGCAGGACGCTACCGGAACCGCCGAAAAAGACATGATGGCCCTGATGGATACCATACAGCGTGGTTTCTACGCCGGCGTTGACCCGGGCAACATGCTGCAGGGGTTCGGCAACATCGCCCCTGTTATGGATAACATCAGAAAGGCAGGGCTCGATGCAGCCAAGGAGTTGGCCCCCCTACTCGTCATGATGGACCAGGTAGGCATGGAGGGAGGCTCAGCCGGTAACGCTTTCCGCAAGATTTTCGACGCGGGCCTTAATAAGGACAAGGTCGAAAAAGCCAACAACATTGCGAAATCCAGCGGCAAGGATATTTCACTCAAATTTACCGATGACAAGGGCAATTTCGCAGGTTTGAAAAACCTGTACGCGCAAGTAGAAAAGCTCAAAGCGTTCAATGACGAAGACCGGAAAGCGATTGTTAAGGAGCTGTTCGGTGATGACGCCGAAACCATGCGTGTTTTGAACACCATGAGGAATAAGGGTCTGGCGGGTTACGAAGAAGCCCAGCAAAAGCTGCAAGCCCAGGCTGATCTGCGTACCCGCGTCAACGAACAGCTCGGCACTCTAACCAACATCATGGAAGCCGCCGAGGGCAGTTTCACCAACGCCCAGGCAGAGTTCGGCGCTGCTGTTGCTCCCGAGCTGAAGAGCCTCATTAGCACCCTGGGCGAACTTGCCAACGGGGTTGGAACTTGGGCTAGAGAAAACCCGAAGTTGGCCGCAGGCCTGGTGAAAGTTGTGGCCGCTGTAGCAGCTGCTGCGGTGGTGTTCGGCACACTGGCCTTGACCATGGCAAGCATGCTCGGCCCCTTCGCAGTGCTGCGGTACGGCATGGCGATGTTCGGCATTCGCTTGGGCAGTATCAAAGCGCAACTAATCGGAACCCGCATCGCAGCTGCAGGCGCCGGTGTAGAGGTGGGCCGGATGGGACGAATCTGGAAGACGGTCACGGCCAGTCGCGCCGCCGGCAGCATGGTGAGTGTCATTCCAACCCTAATCAATTCTGCGCGGCTTGCGGCAGTCAGCGTGTTTCCAATGCTCGGCAGCGCCATCAGCGCGGTCGGTGCGGCCATCCTGGCAACCCCGGTCGGGTGGCTGATCGCCGCTGTCGCGGGCCTGGTCGCCGCCGCGTTGCTGATTTACAAGTACTGGAAGCCGATTAAAGGGTTCTTCCTCGGCTTCTGGCAGGGGCTCACTAAGGCCCTGCAGCCGGTCCTTGCCGGGTTCGGCAAGTTCGGCGGTTTGCTGGTCAGCCTGGCCAAAGCGACCTACTCCATTCCGGTTATCGGTTTCGCACTGCGTCTGCTGGGCAGGATCGTCCGACCGCTGTTCAACATGATCTCTTCCGGTATCAATAGTGTGATCAGTTGGTTCAGCGACCTATTAAAGCCGATCGAAGACGTAGGCGGTGCCGCGCAGTCGATGGGCCAGCGCTTCGGTGCCGCCTTTGGCAACATGGTCATGACACTGCTGCAGAGCATCGGCTCGATTGCCTCCGGGGCAGTCAACGTGTGGACCACCATCAAAGCCAGCTTTGACCAGGGCCTGGCGGGCATCCTGCAGCTGATCATCAACTTCAGCCCACTGGGGATGTTCTACCAGGCCTTCGCCGGGGTGATGAGTTACTTCGGAATGGAGCTGCCTGGGAAATTCACAGAGTTCGCCGGCATGATGATCAACGGCCTGGTCAACGGTCTGACCGCTGGCTTTGACGCTATCAAAAGCGCCATCGGGTCAATCGCGACTGGCGTAGTCAGTGTGTGGTCCACAATCAAAGCGAGCTTTGACCTGGGCCTGAAGGGCATCCTGCAACTGATCACTGGCTTCAACCCGCTCGGGCTGTTCTACCAGGCATTCGCTGGTGTGATGAATTACTTCGGCGCTGAGCTGCCCGGCAAATTCACTGAATTCGGCGGCATGATCGTCAACGGTCTGGTAAGAGGCTTGACCGCCGGGCTCGGCGCCGTGAAGGGTGCTATCAGTTCCATCGGTGATTCCAGCATCGGATGGTTCAAGGAAAAGCTCGGCATTCACAGCCCGTCGCGGGTTTTCGCTGAGCTGGGCGGCTTCACCATGGAAGGGCTGACAAAGGGCCTGGAGGGTGGACAAAAGGGGCCACTCAACGCGCTGGCGAGCATGGGCAAGCAACTCACTGCGGCCGGCACCATGGCCCTCACCGCGACAGCCATGCCGGCGTTAGCGGTCGATGATCGTCCTCCGATCAGCAGTGCGGGCACATCGACGGTTTATGACAGCCACGACACCTACCAGATCACCATTGCAGCGGCCCCTGGCATGGACATGCAAGCCATGGAGAAAAGCCTGCGCGCCATGCTCAACAAGATTGAAAACGAGAAACGCGCCCGTCAGCGCAGCCAGTTATCGGACCGGGATTAATCACCATGATGCTCAGCCTCGGCATGTTCGTATTCAGCCTATCGACCCTCGCTTACCAGGAGCTGCAGCGCCAAACCAATTGGCGCCATGCCAGCAACAGCCGAGTCGGGGCGGCACCCGCACTACAGTTTGTAGGCCGTGGCGACGACACGATCACCCTGCCCGGCATCATCCTCCCGGAACTGGCTGGCAGCGTGCTCAGCCTGGACGCTCTGCGTTTGATGGCGAACACCGGCAAGGCCTGGCCGATGGTTGAAGGTACAGGCCGGATATACGGGTTGTGGGTGATCGAAAGCCTGAGCGAGACCAAAACTGTATTTTTCAGAGACGGCACGCCAAAGCGCATTGAGTTCACCCTTACGCTCAAGCGTACCGATGATGACCGTATCGACCTGCTCGGCGCCGCGACCAGTACCGGGCTCAGCATTCTGCGGGGGCTGTTGTGATAGAGGCCGCGCTGTCCAAAGTCACCGGTTACCTGGTGGACACGGCGGAACGCTTCGTTCGGGATGCCGCCTACCCTGTCCCTGCCTTCCGTCTCACAGTGGACGGCAACGATATCGCCATGAAGGTGAGCCCGCGGCTGATGAACCTCGATCTCACAGACAACCGCGGCGTCGAGGCCGACCAGCTCACGATTACGCTGAGCGACCATGACGGCCTGCTGTCGATACCGCCCAAGGGCGCGGTGCTACGTTTATGGTTGGGGTGGAGCGACACCGGCCTGGTCGACAAAGGCACCTACACCGTCGACGAGACGGAACACACTGGCGCACCGGACGTGCTCAGCATTCGCGCTCGATCTGCAGATCTGCGTAAAGGGCTGAAGACCAAACGCGAACGCAGCTGGAGCAATACCACGCTGGGCAAGGTCATCGGCGACATCGCCATGGGAAACAACCTCACGTCGACTGTGGCCGGTGCGCTCGGTGCCCTGCCGATCTTGCAGCTTGACCAGGCCAACGAGTCGGATGCCAACCTGATTACCCGCTTGGGCGAAGAGTTCGACGCGGTGGCCAGCGTCAAGGCTGGGTGCCTGCTGTGCATCCCCGCCGGTGGCGGCAAGACGGCCAGCGGGCTCCCCCTGCCCCACATTACCCTCACCCGCGCCCATGGTGACCAGCACCGCTACTTGCAGGCAGATCGCGACAGCTACGACGGGGTGCGTGCATATTTTTACGACGTGCACAGCGCTAAGAAACAGGAAGCGATTGCCGGCGGCGGTGACAATCTCAAAGACCTGCGCCACACCTACAGCGACCAGCAGTCAGCACTCAGGGCCGCGAGGGCCGAATTTCGACGCCTGCAGCGCGGCAGCGCCACGCTCAGCTACACGCTCGCGATGGGCCGGCCGGATCTGATCCCCGAACTGACCTACACACTGCAGGGCGTCAAGGATGAGATCGACGAGATCATCTGGTACGGCGGCAATGTGCAGCACAGCCTGAGCCCGAACAGCGGCTATACAGTCAGCTTGGAGCTGGAAAGCAAGCTCCCAGAGGACAATGTTGAAGACCTGGCAGAAGAGAACAAGGGAGATTACACGGGGATTATCGCCTACTACCGCGATCAGAAAACCGGGAAAGAAAAAACAATTACTGCGGGGGATCAAACAAGGCCGAGGCGGTTGCGCTGGCTGTATGCGAGTGAGAAGACGGCCAAGCGAGCGGTAGATCGTGAGTGGAAGAGGATGCAAGCAGTAGGGGTGTGATATTCAGCACGCCGTAAAGAGAAAAACCCGGCACAGCCGGGTTCCTCAGTCATTAAGTGTTTAATAGCACAGCCATGAATCGCAGAATGTCCTTTTGCTGCTGCTGATCAAGTTGCCGGAACATCTGCAACACTAACTTTTCACGCTGATTCAGATCCTTAAATTCAACGTTGTCGGACTGCTCGGCCTGCACCTTTTTACTCGTAGACATGTGTTGCTCCCTTCAGCACATCCGAGTGCCCGGCACCAACCTAGGTGCCAACTAAAGCACCCGGAGGAGCGAGGAATTTTCAGTACGTGTGGGAATGCCACCAGCCTCCGTCACAATTTTTAGCAAAGAAATCAAGGCTTAGCGCATAACTCCTGCGCGATTTGTACGAGCTGGCTGTAGTCCATCTTAATGGCCGGTATGGACGGATCTTGCTTCGTAATGTCTTGTCCGTCTGACCAACCGCGACTCCTAGCCTGGGATCGGGCGCTTCCATTCAGTGCGTAAACAGTTCCGTCAGCCGTTCTCGCCAGTGCCTTCGGTGACGGGCCGTCGCACATGAGGTCGACGCTGCCGACAGTGAACGGCCAAGCATCGCCGAAATCCCCACTCGATACCGTCTTGACCCTCACGTCAGCGTGCACCACCACTGAAAAAAGAAGTCCGCCGATAAATATTGAAGCTCTCATTCCTTGATTCATTCCGACTGTCCCTATTGTTTTCGATTGAACGCACGAAGCAGCCTCTTCACTGCCCCTTTGTCTTCATCGTCTAGCGCCCGCACCTGTTCGACCATCTCAACTTCGTCAGAAGACAGCGTCGGTTCTGCAACAGGTAGCCGCTGACCAACGACGACGTAAAGGATGTCCACACCTCTTTCCGCAACAGCGGCGAGGTAATCAGCATCAGGACTTCGATCGCCCTTTTCGTAGTTGAACTGAGAGGTCTTTGCCACACCGGCAATAGCGGCGAAATCCGCTTGATTGAATCCCAAGCGGACGCGCTCCTCCCTCAGCCTTTCACCGATATTCAACAAAACGACCCCTTATTGAGTTGACTATTCAACACACGTTGAATATTCTTCCCCTGCCATCACACGAAACCACACGAAACGAGACTATGCCGAACGCATCCCCCATCGAGCAAGCATGCCAAGAGGCCCGTGACCGTCTCGCACGTCTCGGGATATCAGCCAAAGACTGGGCCGAAGAACATGAATTCAACCCATCGACGGTCTACGCGGTTTTGAACGGACAGAAGAAGTGCTTGCGCGGTGAAGCTCACCGCGCTGCCGTACTGCTCGGCATTAAAGACGGCGAGATTGCAAACTAGGGCCTCTGGCTCCAAGGGGAAACCAGAAGATGAAACGCCCAGTTCTAGACAGCAGAAAGAGCGTCGTTATGGCCGTCATCGGCGCCTACCCTGGCGGTCGGCAGTACGCCTCGGCTGACCTCGGCATGCCGCTTAAGAAGTTCGACAACCAGGCCTACGAGAATGCCGGCAGTCGTCCGCTGACCGACGAACACATTCACCGTCTGGAGCAAGTCGCCGGTACCACGTTCCTGGCCGACTACATCGCATCCATGTACGGCGGCATGTTCGTGCCCCTGAGCCTCCCGGACACCTTGGACAACGTCGAGTTGTACAGCCGCTCGCTCAAAGCGTCGGCTCAGCGGGGCAAAGTCGACCAGATCATGGCTGCGGCGCTGGATGACGGGGTGATCGAAAAGCGTGAGGCCGACGCGATTGTCGCCGCCCTGATCACGTACATGTCAGCCCGGTACGCCGAAGTCTTTGCAACCATCCAGCTTTACAGCCAGGGAGCCGTTTAGTGAGTACATACAAGCTGGTGTGCCCTTGCTGCAACAGTTCCATGCGCATCCGTACCTCCGAGGGGCAGACACCCTGCTTCCGCTCGATGTACTCGGAATGCACCAACTTGCTCTGCGGCGCCACCTTCTCCGGCTCGTTGGTTTGGGAGTATCAGCTCAGCCCGTCGGGCATTGAGCGGCCCCTGACGGTTTTGCCCACGGCGCCGACCAAAGTTCGACTCCTTGCCCGTCAGAACCTCAAGTCGAAAAACGATCAACCCGATCTGCTGGACCAACTGGAAATGGAGCGTGCGTGATGAACCTTGATCAACAAACTCATGACTACCGCAGCAGCATGCAACACGCTGCTTTCGCATACCTGCAACGCCATGAGGCAGAACACCTGGTGGATTCCGATCTGTTGTTCGATCGCTGCATTCGCCACCTGACACTTGCGTTGGAAGTGCCCGTGTTCATGGCACCGAAACTTGTCCACAACGCCTGGACAGAACTGCAGGTGATCAAAAAGCGCCGTTGGATTGGCGTCGATTGGGCGAGCGGGTCGGACAGCACCCGTGTCCACCTGGTGGATGTTCTCGCGGACCAACGCTTCCCGGTTTCGGCTCGGTTTCTGCCGCAGAAACTGCTCGACCAGCGCAGCACCGTACACAAGCCACACCCTCAGTAACGCTTCCCTTTAAACACCCGCCCTGCCCCATTCCCAATGGGTTTGGGTGAGCTTTGCCCGCAATCCGAGGTGGACCATGGAAATCGACATCGCCATCACCGCAAAACTGCCCCGCGACCACGCTGAGGCACTGCTCGTTGAGCTACGTGCGCAATACGCGGTGCTGCTCAACGAGCATTGGTATGACGACCGCTTTCGCCTGATCCCCGAGGGTTTGCGGCACGGCTCGTTGCTAGTGGCCTTCCCCGCGATGGCCGCACGTAAAAGCCTGATTGGCGCCCTTAAACACAGTCTCGACGAAGCGAAGTAAGCCACGATGGAAATGGAACAAAGGCTGCGCGCCGACGTCATCCAACGCATTGAGCGGGACTACCAGCTCAAGCACATGGCCAACACCAACTACATGCGTAAGGGTGTTTGCCCGGCCTGCCGCCAGAAGACCCTGTACACGTTCTACGACTCTCCCTGGACGCTGATCTGCGGACGGCCAGAGAAATGCGACCACCGCGTCTACGTCAAAGACGTCTATGACGACCTATTCAACGACTGGAGCAAGACCGCTCCATCGACACCCGACAACCCGCTTGCCACGGCACGCGCCTACCTGGAGTTTGCCCGGGGCTTCAAATTTGAGCTGATCACGGGCTGGTTCAGCCAGGAAAACTATTGGGATGGCCGTCAAAACATCGGCAGCGCCACGGTGCGTTTCCCCCTTGAGAAAGGCGGTTACTGGGAGCGTTTGATAGATCGGCCGGACCGGTTCGGCAAGATGAAAGCGCGCTTCCGGCCGACTGGCGAAGGCCAGCCCGGTTACAAAGGCGTCTGGTGGTGCCCGCCGAGCGTGGACCTTCTGGAAGGGGACGAGCTGTATATAGTCGAAGGCATCTTTGACTCTATCGCTTTGGTGCACAACGACGTATCGGCCGTGTCGATGATGTCCAGCGCGCCGTGCCCAATTGATTCGCTAAAGGCCCTGGTCAAGCTGCGCCACGACGCGGACAAGCGCCTGCCGGTGCTGGTTTGGGCGCTTGATAACGAGCCAGTTGCCAAGGCCAACATGCGCCGCTGGGCGAAGGAAGCTCGCGATCTGGGCTTCATCTGCAAGGCGGCAGTGATCCCCCAGCCCAATGGCAAGAAGGTTGATTGGAACGACTTGCACCTGCGGTGGAAGTCGATCGAAGGCGATGATAAGCGCGCCGAGCAGATCGAGCAGGACCTTGATGAAGCACGCCACCACGGCGACCTGCTGCTGGCTGATTCTGCTGAGGAAAAAGGTTTTCTCATTTACCTGCGCGACGAGCGCAAAGAATTCAACTTCACGTTCCGCAAGCGTCTGTACTGGTTTCGGCTGGACATTGATAAGTACGACCGCGCAATGAGCGATCTGGAAAGCTCTGAGCGACATGAAGACCAGTTGCTCACTGATGAACAGCGGCGCTACAAGGCACTGCGCCAGTCGGGCTCAGTGACCAGTATCGCCAACTGCAACTTCCAAGCGCTGTATTACATGCGCAATGACCTGACCGACGAGGCTTGGTACTACTTCCGCATCGAGCGCCCGCAGGGGCCCGCCATCAAGAGCACGTTCACGGCCAAGCAGCTCACGTCGGCACCTGAGTTCGCTAACCGCCTGCTCAACGTCTCCAACGGCGCAATGTTTGAGGGCAGCGCCCAGCAGCTCAAACGAATTCTTGCGCCTCAGCTCGACAACCTCAAATCCGTCAACACCATCGAATGGATCGGCTACAGCCGCGACCACGGCGCCTATGTCTTCAACGACCTGGCCTTCTACGGCGGCAAAGCGCAGGTACGCAACAAGGAAGACTTTTTCGACCTCGGCAAGCTGAGCATCAAGTCGCAGAGCCAGTCACCGGTGCTGCACATCAACACCGACCTCAACGCCTACAACGAAGGTTGGTTCGACATCTATTGGCGCTGCTTTGGCGTACAGGGCCTGGTGGTGCTGGCCTGGTGGTTGGGCGCATTGCACGCCGAGCAGATCCGCCAGATCCACAAGTCACTGATGTTCCTGGAGCTGGTGGGTGAAGCCGGTTCGGGCAAGACCACCCTGGTAGAGCTGCTCTGGAAGTCGGTCGGGCGTACTGATTACGAAGGCTTTGACCCGTCGAAGGCGACCGCCGCAAGCCGCGCGCGCAACTTTTCGCAGGTCAGCAACCTACCGGTGGTGTTGATCGAGTCAGAGCGTGAACAGAAGGAAGGCCAACCGGTTAAACACTTCGACTGGGACGAACTGAAAACCGCCTACAACGGCCGTAGCGTCCGCTCCACCGGTGTGAAAAACAACGGCAACGACACCCACGAACCGCCGTTTCGCGCCGCCCTGCTGATCGCGCAGAACAACCCGGTGAACGCCTCGGAACCAATCCTGCAGCGTATCTGCCACGTCCACCTGACACGTGAGCACCACACGCCAGAGACCAAGCAGTACGCCGAGCAGCTGGAGCGCATGCCGATGGACAGCATCAGCGGCTTCCTGGTCAAGGCGCTGCAGCGCGAAAGCGAAACCATGCGGCTGATGGAAGAAAACACCTCCGGCTACGAACAGGAGCTGCTGGCCTTGCCTGGCGTGCGCACCGTGCGTATCGCCAAGAACCACGCCCAGTTGCGCAGCCTGGTGGACGCACTGGCCAGCGTCGTGCCGCTGGGAGACCGCCGTAAGGCACTTGCGCACGCTGAAATCAACCGTATGGCCTTGGAGCGGCAGCAGGCAATCAACGCCGACCACCCGACCGTGCGCGAGTTTTGGGACCTGTACGAATTCCTCAATGGCATGGACGAGAAAGCCGCGTTGAACCATGCGCGCCGCGATGGGCTGATCGCCGTGAACCTCAACGAGTTTGTGGAAATGGCCGCCAATAAACGCCAGCAAGTGCCGCCGCTGAGCGACCTGAAACGCCTGCTTAAGACGAGCAAGTCACCCAAATTTCTGGAATCGAACAAGCCCGTCAACTCGGCGCGCCAGGTCGACGCCTTCGACAAACCGAAAACCATTCGCTGCTGGGTATTCCAGGGCGTTTAACCACCGCAACAACAGGAGCAGCACCATGCAAAACGAACTCAAATCGGCCATTCGCTTCAACGACTTTGTCGCCTACTTCGGCGCGCGCGGGGTACTGGCTATGGCCTGGTGGATGGGAGCGGTGCATGCGGGCCGAATTCGTGAGGACCAGACCAGCTTCCCATTCCTGCAGATCGTCGGCGCCGCCGGCAGCGGCAAGAGTTTGCTGCTGGGCTACCTCCAAAAGCTGAACGGGCAAACGCCTTATTCCAACTTCCTGGGGCATTCCACTCCAGCCGGGCGTGCGCGCACGTTTGCCAGCGCAGGGCAACGGATTGTGATTTGTGAGGAACAAGGCGAGGTAGGCCAATCCATTGACTGGGACGAATTGAAGCCGCTTTTCAGCTCCGGCAGGGTGAGCGTTCGCTCGGGGGATGGCATGAGTGAGGAAGTGACATTCCGCGGGGCTTTGGTGATAACCGCCAACCAACGGCTGGAATGCAGTGATGCGGTGACCAGCAGAATGGTGACGGTCGATCTCTCAGCTCACGACGCCCATACGCCAAGAATCCGGCCGGAAGCCATTGGCAACGTCGACGCAGCTGAGGCAAGTGCGTTCGGTATCGAGATTGCGCAGTCTGGTGAATGGATTTGCAGCAGTCTCAAGGCTTTTTTACCCGCATATCAAGGCCAGCTCACTCGTAAATACGGGACGGACCTCAACGGGCGCACAGCCCTCAACTGTGCACAGATGATCTGTCTGGTTGACCTGCTCTGCAATCTTCTCGCGGTTCCGCAGCGCCTTCAGCTTGAGACCAGGAAGTTGGTTCACGACATCGCCTTCTTCGACAACATCCCCTACTGACCCGGCCTTCGAAAGGAGAACCCGCATGACTACGTCTGCCCAAAAACAGCAACCCAACTGGTTCCAGCAACTGCAGGAGTTCGAAGCCAAGCGCCCTGCCATCCGCAAGGCCGGTATTGAAGCGCTGGCCCGGCTGGTCCCTGTCGCCCAGCGCGATACAGGCCAGAGCGCCGTGATCGGTCGCTTTCTGCTCGGGCTCTACAACGGCCGCGACTACCCCTTTGTCCTGACCAGCCTGCGCGGCCTCGACACCGCACTGTTCGACGACTGCCTGGCGGTGCTGCAACTGGACTACTCGCCGGAGCAAGAAGTGCACACGTATATCCCCAACGGAGATGCCATCTGGGAAGAATTGATAAGGGCGTGGGCATGAAATGGGCGCCGAAACGCAATAGGGACGGGCAAATCCAGCAGAACTGCTGGGTTACCGACAACGGCTACACCGTCGCGCTTTGCCGGTTGCCGGAGTCGCGCTACCCCGTCACTCGCCCAGGAGGCGAACTGCCCTTCGCTTATGCGAAAGACAGAGACGAAGTCATAACGATCATTGAGCAAGACCAGGCCAAATCGGCCTGAAAGATGGTGTCGAGGAGCGCCAACTCCCCGACACCTGCCACCAAAAGGAGAACCACCATGCAAGTGAATCAACCCCAAAGCGACATGGCAGAGGCTACCACACCTCGCTACGACACCATTTGAATCGCCTGTCTCTGTTTGGAGAGATCCGATGAATACAGCCTTTATCCTGATGGCCCAATACGATGGCCAGGCGATTATCTCGCTGGAACAGCTCTGCCGGGATTACTTTACCCACCTCACACCAGACATGTTCCAGCGCAAGGTGATGAGCGGTCAGATCAAATTGCCCATCACCCGCCTGGAGCTCAGCCAGAAGTCAGCCAAGGGCGTCCACCTCATCGACCTGGCCGCGTACTTGGACCTGCAACGCGCAGCCGCAGTTAAAGAGCACAACCAGATCAACGGGTTAAAACACGTCGTTTGAGCCACTTCATTGACGCGGCGCCCAGTTGGACGGGCGCCCTCAATATCTTTTGGTGCCACTCCCATCCCAAATAGCGGTCCCCCTTGCCACGCAGGTGGGTGTACCGCCGCATCGAATTCCAATCCCGATGGCCGGAAACACTCGCCACTCGCGGGATATCCCAATCCATCTCAAAAAGGCGACTGATACCTTCGTGGCGTAGATCGTGAAAGTGCAGATCTGCAATTTCCAGAAACTTGCAGGCTTTTGCCCAAGACGTGGAAATTGACTCAGGGCTGTAAGGGAATATGTCTTCGCCGGCTTTCGGCATTGTCTGGAGAATGTGCCACGCCTCGTCCGGCAGATAGCACCACACATCGTTGCCGATCTTCTGCCCAGGGTTTTTCATGTCGCGCACCAGCACCCGCTGACCAGGCTCGTCAACGTCCGCCCAGCGTATACGAGTTATCTCATCCAGCCGACGCGTGGAGAACAGGGCGAAACCCACGACCTTCATCATATTGGTGACAGTCGGACGCCTCGCTTGCATGTCCTCATAGTGCTGCAGCACCTTTCCCAGCTCGTCCAGCGTCGGCCGGCGGTCACGTTCGCGACTTTTCAGGTTGTAACCGAGCTTCCTCAGTACCCGCCGAGCGCCGCCCATCGCGAGCGGATCGACCTGGTATCCCCACGCGTCTTTGGCAATCGCCAGTACAGCGCCGAGGTGCGCCAGGTCATTGCCGGCGGTTTGTGGCTGAACCCCACCGCCCTCCTTGCTCATTCGCCATAAGGCAAAGTCGACCAGGGCCTGGGTGTTGATTTCTGTATCGGCCAACTGGCCCAAGTATGTCTCGCCGATTGCTGTTAGCGTCGCGCGTTTGGTCTTGCCCAGTGGTCGGGCCTTTTCCACCTCGACCAAATACTGAGCATTCATCTCCTTAACCGTGGCGCACTTGCGGCTTGCCCGCTCAATCGCACCTGGCTCATCCAGCTCCGTCTCGCGCTTACGTGCCCAAGCCTGAGCGGCCTGTTTTCGGGCGAAGGTCTGGCTCTCTTGATAGACTTGCACTCCGTCGCGCTTGATGCGGATCTGAGCCGTGTAGCTCACCGTCCCATCTGCCAGTTTTCTTGCCCTGATAGTCGCCATATAGAAAGTGGTACGCAT